TGGATTTTCGGCGGCAAACTAATGCCGGGCGGCAAGAGGATTTCACTCATTGGCTTTCTCTACTTTCTCTGCAAGGTCGAGGAGGTGACGCTCTGCGGTGGCTAGACCCTGAATAACACCACAGAGTTTTTGATATTCGTCAAAAGAGCGACACGCTCCGCCTGCCAAGTCATCGGCGTAGTTGTTCATGTCGGTGCGTAGCTTCTCGCGCAGCACTCGTGCGAAATCTTGGATCATTTAGGCTGTTTTCCCCGTTGTTGGTTTCGTTGCTGAAACATCTGCGCCCGGTGTTTGGCGATATCTACACCCATGCGGGTGCCTTCCCGCTCTTGGTCTTGGTTTAGCTTGTCGGCCTTGAACGCGGCATCGACCTGCATCTGTTGTTTGCGAATCTCCAGCTCGTCTGCTTTCGACGCCGCCTGCACAGTCATCTGCTTTTCCCTGAGCTGTATGTCCTGCGCGACTTGCTGGGCTTTGAGCTGCACCTCCTGCGCCTTGATCTGCACCTCTTGGGCGCGAATCTGCAACTCTTGCTGCTGCATCTGAATGAGGGGGTCTTGCGCCTGTTGCTGGGCTTGCTGCTGCGCCGCCATAGACTGGCTTTGCTGGAGCACTTGCTGCGCTGCCTGGGCCATCATGGCGCTGAGCTGCAGCTCGATCTGTGGAGGCAGTTTCTCGTCCTGCGGCGGCAGCGGCATGCCGAGCTGCTGCTCGATCTTTTGGCGGTATGCGAACCCAACGTGCTCGGCAATATGGGCCATCATGGCTGCCTGAATCTGCGGAGCCCTGGGGTTTTGACCCACAAGCTGCATGATGATCGGGTCTTGCATGGCCGAGGTATGCACCTTGATGTGGGACTCGTGGTCTTGATACATAAACGCCTTGAGCGGCTCGCCTTTGAGTGCGGCCATGTTCTCCGAGACCGGGTCTTTGGGTTTCTGATCATCAGGCAGCGGCACCAGCTCGGCAGCGTTCTTGATGCCCAGCACCTCCAGCATGCCACGGTGCAGCTTGGGCAAGTCGTAGATGTCCGGCGCCATCTGAGCCATCTGGATCACAGCTTGGTACTGCACCACCCGCTGGCTCATGGTCGCTGCGTTGGGGTCGCTGACCGGGATGATCTCTACGTGGCTGTAGTCGCCCTTCTTGGCCTTGCGCGGGGCATCGACCGGGTCATAGTCATAGTCCTCGTCCGTATAGTCACGGATCAGGCCCGCCAGGAGTTTTAACTCCTGTTTGAACGAGAAGTGCAAACGCGCCGAGACGGCAGTCATCACTTTGAGCTGGCGCTCCAGCAGGGCCAGGGTGGTGCCCACCGGGGCTTGCGCAGACATGTCGCTGACTTTCATGTCAGCCGTTGCAGCGAACCTACGCCCTTCCTCGACGATCTTGTCCATCAGCGCGGCCAGGACAGAGGACGGCTCTTTGTACGGCAGGGGCAGGATGTTGTCGCGCAGCGCCCCAGAGCCAATGTCCACATCCCTGAACTCGCCAGGAGCGATGGGAGTGTCGTCGCCCTTGATCCGCAGACCCCGAGTCTTCAGACCGCCCGGCAGGTTGCTCAAGGTGCCAGCGTCCACGAGCTGACGCATGATGCTTGTGGCGCTCTTGGCGTAGCCGCCAATCAGGTGGAACAGACCAAAGCCGTAGGCACCAAAGCCTGGGATGTACTGGTAATGCACAAAGTGCTGGCGCTTGAGGCACAGCTTGTCGTCTTGTCTCCAGTTCCTTCTAAGCGCCAAGACATCGTTCGTGCCTTTTAGTATCGTCATCACGTACGGCAGCGTGATGCCCAGCGGCTCGCCGTCCTCGCCTTTTTCCGTGTGCTCGTCGCCGCGCACCACCAAGTCAACGTGGCTCTCATACAAAACGTAACGGTCGTCGTTAAGGTCGCTAAACCCCGTCTCTTTGTCCTTGGCCTGCTGGATGTCGGTCTTGCTTTTATCTGGGCCGGGCAGCTCGATGTCACGGTAGAAGCCCGCTTGCTGCAGCTTGATGATCTCGCTTTTTGTTTTTCTGAGGGTGTGCGTCACCCGGTAGCAGGTGTCCAGATCAGTGGCCCCGTACGGCAAGATGATGTCTTCTGCCGGTATGAACATGCTGACTTGGCGTCCCAGGTTGGGGTCGTAGTAGACCTTCTTGAACGCCGAGCCGGTGGCTGGCAGGCTCCACAGCATGCGCTCATGCTCTGGCCGGAACTCGCGCATGACCTCGGTCAGCTCGTAGTTCATGTCGTCCTGCACCCGGTCAGCGGCCTCGTCTTTCTCCGGCGTCTGCTGGCCAACAATCTTGGTCTTGACCGGCCCTTGGGCCGGGAAGGTCTCCGTGATGGACTCCGACTGGAACCGCACCACCGCCTCGGTGATCATTGGGTGGAACACGCCGCAAGCCCCATCCCACGGCTCGGTGCGTTCCTCGTACTGAAGGCCCAGGAGTTTTAGGCCCTGCACATAGGTTTTCTCCCACTCCGTGCGCGATCCCAGGTCGTTTTGGATGTCCTGCGCCAGATCGCCTGCCAGGGTGGCAAGCTCACCCTCGTCTAGCTCCTCGGCAAGGTTGGCGTCAAACGCTTCCTCTTCTTCCTCGCCGTCGGGGCGTATGGACAGCTCCATGTCGCCAGCACTGATATTGACTTCTTCTGGGTCAATAATCTCGATCTCGATGGGCTCCTCCTGCTCAGCAGCGGCTGCAATGCCCTGGGGCTGTTGGTACAGAGCTTTGTCGATATTGGTGGCCATGTCGTGTCCTTAATAGTACGCCGCGCTGCGGCGACGGAAAAAGCGGGGCTCGTCCGGCTCATCGGACTCAAGCGAAATAAACCCGCCCTGCCTGAATCGTAGCAGGGCTTGTGAGGTGGTATCAACATAGTCGTCGTTGTCACCGTTGGGAAACGACGCCACCTCTTCAATAACTTCCCGCGCCCAGCGGGTATCAGGCGCCCACACCATGCCCGAGGCAAACAAGTCTGCAATGGCGTTGACTCGGGTTATTTTGTCGTTACCCCGGCTTGGGTTTGTCTCCTGCGCAGGGATACCCATCTTGCGCAGCTCTTGTATCAGCGGCGCTCCGGCAGCTTTTTTCTCGACGATAAACGCATCGGGCTGCCACTCTTTATAGTGCTTGAGCGCCACAGCTTTTAGCTCAGGAAACTGCATCCTGTCTTTGAACGCGTCGAGCAAAATAATCTGGGCCTTGTCGTCCTCTTCCTCGTTGTAGAAAACGCCCCAGGTGGTGCAGGCGGAATAGTCGGCGCTGGTTTTAGCCTCAAAGGCCGTGTCCCAGCTCTGGATAATATAGTCGCACCGGGGCGGCTCGTCTGCCTCCCATATACGCCAGAGCTTGCGGCTGATGATTGCCGCGTTGTTTGAAACCGGGTTTTGCATGTACTGGGCGTTCCAGTACTGCGGATCCAGGGCGGCTTTCTTTTGCTTGAGTGACTCCAGCGGCCACTGCTCTGGCCAGAGCGACTTCTCGTTTTCTGTGTCCTCGTGCAAGATGGCCGGAAGCTCCACCACCTCCCACGGATCGGCGTCGGGGTTCTTGGTCTGGTAGTCTAGTAAGCGGCCAGTAAGGTCCAACTTACCCCAGCGCGTCATGATGATTATGATCGCGCCGCCCGGCATCAAGCGCTGCAGCGGGCCAGTTTGGAACCAGCTCCAGGCGGTATCAAACGCCAGTCGGCTGTTGGCCTTTACGTCCTGCTCACTATGAGGATCGTCGATAACAAACAGGTCAGCACCACGGCCAGCCAGAGCGCCGCCGACACCGGCAGCGTAATACTGACCGCCCTTGCTGGTAGACCACTTGCCCGCAGCTTTCTGATCATCAGCCACTTTTGTATCGGCAAATAGCTCTTTATAGTCATCACTGTCAATTAGGTTACGTACGCGCCGACCAAAATCTTCAGACAAGCCAGCCGTGTGCGTGCCCATGATGATTTTCTTTTCGGGGAAGTTGCCCAAGAAAAACGCGGGGAAGAGATAACTACTAAATTCTGATTTGCCCATACGCGGCGCGATGTTGATGATCACGCGCTTTTTCTTGCCGCTGATCACATCGGTAAATATCTTGGCCAGCTTCCTGTGGTGCGGTCCCACCTTAAAGCCCGGGTACACCGCCTTGGCAAACTCGATCATGTCCGAGCGTGCGGCGCTTTTCTTTCTGTGCTCATCTGCTTTGGTTAAAAGCTCCAACGCCTCAAGCTTCTCCCCCAAGGAGAGCTTGCTCATATTCATAAGCAGCGCCCGGGCTTGCTCAGGCGTCAGCGGTGGGTTGGTCGTCATCAGTATTAAGGGTGTGAGCGGGGGTCACACCCTTTTCTTCTACGTCTTCAATGTCTGTGT